TCATCGGCGCCCCATCGTGCGCTTCATTACAGATGATTTTTCCGGCTGCTTCCGGAGACGCACGCGGTCGACAAATACAAGCAAATTAGACTGGACAGCCTCAATAGCATCCCGCTGTCCGCTGTCCAGAACCTCATCAAGCATCTGGTGCCATTCGCTATTAGCGGCCCGCCGCGGCGCAGAAATGATCGTCTCACCCGGCTGGAATACGCGCTGAACCTTCCATTCATCACTGGAAAGAGCGACAGCTATCTCTGGATGGCCAGCTTTCACAGCCAGAGTTTTTAGTGTTTCGATCACATCCAGAGGCGGAGTTATGCCCTTCTCATAGTGCCGCAACATAGCCGTACTTCTCTTGATCGCACGCGCGAAGTCTTCCTGATTCATGCCTGAGAAGTCGCGGATCTGGCGAACCAAATTTTCCATAAAAATAACCCTTGCCAAACCGCTAGCGTTCATGGTACCGTTCACGGTAGCGGATGTACGAAAACAACCTAACAAACGAGCATACCATCCTGGCTGACCACTACAAGCGCTTGTGGTTGGAGGCAAATCGCGGGTCTTGCGTGCAGGTTGCTAAGAAACTTTGCGTGTCTCCTCAGTTCGTGCGCATGGTCTACCACGGTAAGCGGCGGTCGCGGCGCGTCGAGAACGCACTGCGGCGGCTGCATGCTCCGGGGTTCGAAAGTAAGTCGTCGTCACCTAGAAAGAGTATCCGACGTAAGGCGAGATCCAGCAATGTCTGAAGATTATTCAATTTCGGACACGGCCGCAGTGAAACGTTCCTCCGGCTCGGATCACTATTGGGCCTGCATGGCGGAGCGCTTGGGCTTCGATATCGCCGTCAAGCGCGCGATGGCCAAGGACTTAGAGTGCTTCCAGTATAAGCGCGAGTACCTCTGTCAGATGCTCTCTCACGAGCTGGGGCGCCCGATCTCCGTGCCGCAGATGGATGCGTTTCTCGCTGAGAGTAAATCGCATCGCCTGCCTGCCGCCATGATTCCTGCCTGGGTGAAGGTTACTAAGTCGCGCCGCCTGCTCGAAATCCTATGTCAAGCCTGTGGTGTTGGTGTGGCGGATGAGACCGAGCGGCAGTTTGCGGAGCTAGGGAGAGCGGAAATCCGGCGAAGAAAAGCGGAGTCTGAGGTTTCCGAATTGAGGTCCGAGCTATGGGACAAAGCCTGACAAAACAGGAAGTTGCGGAAGCTACAGGCTATACCCCTCGATGGGTGGAGAAACACGCCGAAGAATTGCGCGGCGAGGACGGCCGATTCGACCTGGCGAAGCTGCCGCCGGAAGCACAGGCGCGCTGGGCCGCGCAATCGAAAGTCGTCGAGATGGTGCCTTCCGGCCAGCTCGCGCTGTCGCTCACTGTGCCGTCCGCTCCGAACCTGAGCGATGAGGATCGCGCGGAAGCCGAGAAGCGCTTCGCGGTGATCGAGCCGCTAGTGAAGCCCGACAAGTACGCGATGCTCTGGGTGCAACACCGGCAGAGTAAGGTGGCGATGGTTGAGTACCTGATGCAAGCGCACCAGGTGAAGCGGCGGACAATCTACCACTGGCTGAAGAAATTCAAGACGGGCGGTCTGCCGGCGCTCGTCACCAAGGACCGCGCAGATAAGGGCAGGCCGCGGGTGATGAATCGTGCGGCGCTGGAATTTCTGCTCGCGGCTGCGCTGCCACGCAAGGGCAGCTATGGCACGCTGAGTGTGGCGGAGATCCATCGCGCCTATCAAGAGGAGCGCGCCTGGCGCGCGGCGCACGCATCGCGCCCGCTGGGTGAATTCGAAGTAAAGAAGTATTCGCGGTATATAGACGGATCTGGCCGGCTGTCGTCCCAAGCCCAGTTGCCGGAGGCGTCACCTGAAACCTTCCGCGTCTGGTTCCACCGAATTCCTGAAATCGCGCGAGTGATGGCGCGCGATGGCGAGGAATGCTTCCATAACACCCAAGAAATCCTCTCTTTTCGCTCCCTCCAGGACATCCGGCCTCTGGACTACGTGGTGATGGATCACCGGCGCCTCGACTTCTTTTGCCTGCTGCACGATAAGCAGGGCTGGAAGTTGGGGCGCCCGTGGCTCACCGCGGCGATCGATATGCGCACGCGCAAGTGGCTGGGCTGGGTGATCGTCGAGAACCCCAGCTCGGACTCGATCGCGGCCGTGCTCAAGAAGGTGTTTCTAGCCTACGGGCTGCCGGTGAGCCTGTACTGGGATAACGGCAAAGACTTCACCTGCGAATGGCTGGAAGGCAAGACGTCGCGCAGCCGCAAGTCCGAAAAAGTAGGCGAGATGACGACGGCCTGGCGCGGCGTGCTGGAGTCGCTGGGCGTGCGGGTGCATCACGCGATCGTGAAGCGCGCGCGCAGCAAGATCATCGAGCCAAACTTCGGCAACACTGCGAACTTCGACCGGACGCTGCCGTGGTGGTGTGGGCATAAACCTACGGCGCGGCCGGAACGCTTTGCGGCGCTGCTCGACCAGCATGAGAGCTGGCTGCGCGGTACCGCGGCTGCGCCGGCGTTTCCGACTATCGAGCAGGTGGCGGATCTCTACGATGAGTTCCTCGGGACGCTTAATGAGCGCGAGCACTCCGGCGAAGGGATGCGCAAGATCACGGCCACGGGCCAGGGTTGGATGTGTCCGAACGAAGCCTGGGAGCTGCTGATCGGCAAGGTCGAGCGGCGCGCCGTACCGCCCGAGGTGCTCCAGTTTTGCTTTGCGAAGCGGCGCGACTTACTGGTGCGCAACGGCGAACTGCGGGCGACGTTCGGCGGCCGGCTGTTTCATTACCGGATGGCCGACTCGGGCGTGGCTCTGATGGCCTATAACGGCCGCGAAGCGCAACTCGCCTACGATCCGCTCGACCTGGGCACGGCCGCGGTGTATATCGAGAACCGTTTCCTGGGCCTGGCTAACTGCGTAGAGTTGCGGCGCATGGGCGAGGACGCCTTCGTACAAGATGAGCGCGATCGCCGGGCAGCTCGTCGCGAAGTCAAGAAGTATATCGAAGCGGTTCATCATCAGATTCCAGTGCCGGATTACCGGGAGCGGGCCGATAGGCGCCGCGCGGTCCTGCCGGCACGGATTGAGCCGGAACGGGTATCTGGGGAGGTATCCGTTCCGGCTCAGATCGTCGAAGCGGCCGCGGCCGATGCCGCGGACAAACAGTTCTCTTTCGCGGCCGCGCCTACGGGCGCGGAGCTGATCCGCAAGGCGGATGAATCGGCTTACCGCGATGACGACAGTGAATTCCGGTTCTTCAAAACCGAGGGGGACTAAATGGTGTGCCAACTACCGCAAGCGGTCACAGACCAATTGCGGGACGAAGTGAACGAGTTTCTGAAGACGCGGCCGGACCTGGGGCCGGCGGACCTGGCGCAGTACACGACGATTGCGGAATCGACGGTGCGGACGTGGCTGCGCGGCGGCATTCCGGGCGGCCTGGAAGTGATCGCCGAGATGCGCCGGGTACTCGACCAGGCGCGCGCGGGTGACATCCTGCGGCCGGGCGGCACCGAGGCCCGAGTGCTGAGCGAGCAGCCGGGGAAGCGCGTACGGAAAGTGGCGCGCGCCGGCGCGTTCTACGCGACGCAAACCGTGAAGCGGGTCTCCGAGGTGCTGGACTATTGCGCGGAGAATTGCGCGATCGGCGTGGTCACCGCGGATTTCGGCGTCGGCAAGACGGAAGCCATTAAGGCATGGCGCCGCGAGACGGCCGGCAAGGTCGAGAGTGTGGTGTTCGAGTTCGACGAGTTCAGCTCGACGAACAAGGTGGATTTCGTGCGCGTGCTGGCGCGGCATTTCGGGCTACGCAGCGACGTGGGATCGCAGAACGGCGGCCTGGTGTTTCGCGAAGTGTGCGAATACTTGCGGCGCAACCCGTGCCTGCTGATCTTCGACCAGTGCGAGACGGTGCGGCCGCGCGTGTGCCAGGTGATCCGGCAGATCCACGACCGCACGGCGGACGCCGGCGTGGGCGTGGTGATGCTGGCGGCGCCGATCCTGCTGGCGCGGCTGATGGCCGGCAAGATGGTCGACCTGGGCGCGCTGACGTCGCGCGTGGGAATCTGGGCGCCGCTGAGCGGCCTGACCCGGCCGGAGATGGCCGCGATCGTGAAGCAGGAAGGCTTCGCGGAGGTGGACGAGGCGGCCTTCGATCTGTGGGTGAAGGCTACGGCCGGGTCTATGCGGCGGCTGATGCGCGCGATCGACCTGTTGAAGGCGCGGCACGCGGGCAAGCGGGTCACCGAGAAAACTATCGCCGGCGTGGCGGGTCATTTGTGGGGTCTGAATTTGGAAGCGGCGAGTTAGGGGAGTGCGATGGGGAGACCGAAGAAAGCGACGAAGACGCTGGGATCGATCAACGAATGCGACGCGGCTATGTACCGGCTGCTGATGGCCACGATCGAGCGCAAGAAGCTGGAGTCGATGCGCGACCTGCAGGTGGCCGCGGCGCAGCGATTGTACGAGGCGGACATCAACGCGGCGGTGCGGGACGCGGCTGATCTGGAAGCGCAGCTCCAGCAGTATTACCTGACGCACTTGGCGGAAGTCGAGCGGGATGGCAAGAAGAGCCTGCAACTGACGTACGGCGTGATGGGGCGGAGGCTGAGCCCGCCGGCGGTGCACCTGGCGAGCAAGTCCTGGACGTGGGCGGCGGTGCTGGCCAAGCTGCGGGAGGCGTTCGGCGATCGCTTCATCCGGATGCGCGATCCGGAAGTGGACAAAGAGAAGGTGAAGGAGATTCTGCCGGCGGACCAGATGGCGGCGTACGGCATGAAGCTCCACCAGGACGAAAACTTCTATGCCGAGCCTTCCATGCCGGCGACGCGGGAGGCGGTGTGAAGCAAGACGTCGATGACGTGTATGGACGCGCCGCCGAGGGCGCGCTGCCGCTGTTCGATGAGGGGCCGTTCAGCCACTCGCCGATAGATCCGGAGCCGGTAGAGAAGGTAGTCGCGGGGCTGATCTGGCAGCGGGATCGCGTGCGGCCGATCGCGATCCGTGAGATCACGGCGGCGACGGGGATGAGCGAGCGCGCGGTGAAGGAGACGGTCGAGCAATTGCGCACGGCGCATCGCTGCGCGATCGGGGCGGCGCGCCAGGAGCCGTTCGGGTACTTCTGGATCCGTTCGGCCGAGGACCGGGAGATCGCGGTACGGCCGTATCGCGAGCAGATTTTCACGATGTTGCGGACGCTGCGGGTGTTGGATTCACCGGCCGCGTTGCGCGAGTTTTTGGGGCAGTTGCGATTGGAAGTAGAAAGGGAGGTCTGAAATGAGTTGTGTACGGATCGTTGTAGTAGACGCGGAAGGTGACGCGCAAGCGCTGGCGGCCGCGATGGAGATGTTCGCGGCGCGGCTGGCTGGGACGAGAAAGGACGCGGCGGCGCCCGCTGACGTGGCAGTGGCGCCGCGGGCGATCGTGGCGCCGGCAAATAAGAGGATGAAGCGGCGCGCGCTGGCTGCGCCGGTCCCCGCGGCGGCAGAGGAAGAGCCGGTAACGCTGGTCGATATGGTGCGCGCGGCGGTGCGCGAAAGCCCGCGGACGAACGCCGAAGTGCGCGATGCGGTTGGGCGCGCCGGCGGGAAGCGCGACCAGGTGGACGGCGCGCTGTGGGCACTGCGCAAACGAAACGAGATCTACAAGGGCGAGGACCTGAAATGGCGGTTCGCTGCAGGCAAGTAGGATCGGCGCACCCGCGGTTCATCCGCGGCACCTATCTGACCGAGAAGGGGTACGTGCGCATCTCGTCGGGAGCGGACCGCGGCAAGTATGAGCACCGCGCGGTGATGGAGCGGCTCATCGGCGGTCCGATTCCGGCGGGGATGACGGTCGAGCACATCGACCATCGGCGCGCGCACAACTGCTGGCAAAACCTGATGCTGCTGGATAAGCGGATCCACGATTTCATCTCGTGGGAAAACATCCGGCGGTTTCAGGAGCTGCAGGCCGCGCCTCCGGACTGGGTGGAGGCGGCGTGACGATTACGGCGGAAGAGATGGCGATCGCGCGCACGGCGGTGATGAAACTGCGCCGCGCACTGCCCATGCATCACGAGTTCGATGACCTGGTGAGCGCGGCGTACCTGGCGCTGGCGAAGGCGAAGGCGCGGGGCGTGCCGGAGCGATCGCTAGGCCGGGCCGTGCGGTTCGGGGTGATCGACCAGGTGCGCGCGCTGGATGGGTTCTGGCGGGCGCGCGAGCATAACTTCATCACGTTCTGCGAGTACAGGCCAGGCGATTCGCGGCAGATGGATGCAGGGCAAGAGCGCGCGGTGCTCTATCGGGAGCTGCGCGAGGCCGTTGGACGCCTGCCGCACCGGCAAGCGGAAGTGATCCAGCTACTGCTTGGCGGGATGAATACGGCGAGTATTGCGCGGGCGCGGGGCGTGACACGCGGCGCGATCTTCCAGACGCGCGAGGCGGCGATCCGCAAGCTGCGGGTAGCGATGGGGGTGGCGTGAACTGCGCGTGCGGATCGGCGGCGGCGGTGCGGGCAGGATACTGCCGGGCATGTTGGGCGCGGCAGATCGGGTACGCGCACCGCAAGTACAACTGGACGCCGGAACTGCGCGCGGAGCTGCAGGCTGCCTATCGCGGACTGCGGAAGCGCGAGCTGAGCGCGGCGCTCTCGAAACTGGAGCGCAAGACGGGCTGGCCGCGGCACGCCATGAAGAGTGAGGCGATCCGGATGGGGATCATCACGGGCGATCACCGTCGCGCGTGGACGGCCGAGGAAACCGAGTACCTGGCGGAGCGGCTGGGCGTGGTGAGTCTCAAACAGATTGCGCGGCGGCTGGGGCGATCGCACGGATCCGTGGAGTCGCGCGCGGAGAAGATGGGGCTGTCGCGGCGCGTGAAGGAAGGGTATTGCCTGGCGGACCTGTGCGCGCTGTTCGGGGAATCGTACAGCAAGGTGAAGCGCTGGCAGGAGCGCGGGCTGTTGGGGCGGGTGCATGCGGTGAGCGGTCTGCGGGTGGCTGAGGAGAACGTGCTGCAGTTCATCCGGGAGCATCACTGCGAATACGACTTGCGGCGGGTGGATCAGACCTTATTCAAGGCGATGGTTTTTGAGGAGGCGCGATGAAGGTTGAGCTGGTGAGTGGCGAGCGGGTCAGCATTGAGCTGACGGCGGAAACAGCGATTGAGCGCGCGTTTATCGAGGCGCTTGCCAAGCGCGCGGAGAAAGGGCAGAACGTGCTTGTGGCGGGCGGCGAGCGCACGCTGCGCATCTCGGCGGACCGATGATATGGGGCCAGAGGCTGGCTTTAAAAATAGGCTGATGCGGGCGATCCACGCGGAGGGGACGAAGCGCGGCCTTGACCACGATGGGCTTCGCCAGATCGCGCGCGACAGCTACGGCGTGAAGTCGATGGCGGAGCTGACCGGCGAGCAGCTCTTCGGGTGGTATCACGGCTGGACCGGGAAGGCGCTGCGGAGCCGCACGAAGGTGCGGCCGTGGGGCGGCGGAGAGGGTCAGATGGTGGCGGCCGAGCAGCTCATCGAACTGGCGCAGGAATTTGCCAAGCGCGGCTGGGGACCGCAGACGCAAGAGAACTTCATCCGGCGGCAACTGAAGGGCCGGGATACCATCCATACCGTGCATGACTGGCGGCGAGTACTCCGGGGAGTAAGAGCGATGAACCGGAGGGACGCGGAGAAACACCAATGAATTACAAAGCGCTTGAGCGTCACGCGATGCGGTGTAAGTTGGATCGTAACTGCCCGCTATGTTTCGACTATCTGCTGGCATTAGTCGATCAAGAGCGGAGTAAAAGGCGGCACCTGGTGATCTGTAATCTGACCTGCGGCATCGTGATCTTAGCGGCGCTCTCGATGGCCGACTTACTTCTGAGATGAATAAACAGTTCTATGCCTTGACGAAGCGCCAGGCGGCCGCGTTCCGGGAACGCTTCGGCGGAGTGCTCGACCTGAAGCGCGAGTACAAGGCGGCGGTGGCGTACATCGAAAATGTGCACGTCGGGCGGCCGTACAAGAACTTCGGCAGGTTCTTCTGGAACTGGTGCAGGCGGGCGGAGGACGCGGCGCTGCGCCCGGAGCGGCGGGTGCGGGCGGAGCGGCGGGTGCAGGCGGCGGAGATGGCGGCCACGGCGCCGGCGGAGGTGACGTTCACGCGTGAGCAGCTCACCCAGATGCTGGACGACGAGCTGGCGTCGATCCGGGAATTCGCGCGCATCGAGCTGGAGCGGATCAAAAATGCTTGAGCTGGTGCGCGTGATCGGCCATTATGCCTTCGGAATGAGTGCCGGGAAGGCCAAAACGAGGCGTTATGTGAACCAACAGGGGCGCGGCCGCGAGATCGCGGCCGCCCGCTCCATGCGACAGGGAAAGCAGCATTCGCAATTTGTGCTGACGGCGCAGGATTCACTGAGTACAACGCAAAAGGAAACCCTGGAGATGTTGACGGCGCGGGTGGACCAGGTACGGCCGCGGCCGGGGCTGGTCGCGCGGCGGCTGATGGCGCTGGATGCATGGCGGGCGCTGCGCGGCCTGGCGGAGTGGACGCCGGAGATGGTGGCGGCGGTGGAGGGAGTGATCCAGTGAAGCGGCTCGCGTTGCTCGCGGTGATGGGTTGTGGGTTGTGGGCGGTGGGTGCTTCCGCGCAGGCCATCGTAACCGACACGATCACTTACACGGGCGGCGGAGCGGCCAGCGGGACAATGCAGATTGCGGGCGCGGCCGGCTCCGTTACTGCGCCGATTTATAACGGCACCTTCTTCGTGTCTTTGGCGGTTGGTACTTACACGGTGAACTACTCACTGGCGAACGGAAGTCAGTGGACCGAGAGCTGGAATGTTTATCTGAGTGCCACGCCCTTGAATCGCACAAACGTCATCGTTCAGAGTTCGAGTACTCCGGCGAGCAGCTTGACTCTGGGCGGCGACGTTACGGGACCGATTGGGTCAAACTCACTCACGGCGCCGGAGTTTGCGCGGGTGTTGAGTGTCCAGGTTCCGGCGATGGATGCGGTTTGTGCTCTCGGCGGAGATAGTTCGATTTCCGGACTGACTTGCGACAACAGTGGCAACGCGACTTCGGCTACTCCGTTCACGACGACGGCGGCGATCGCGGCCGGATGGTGTGCGGCGGGACGCACGCTACGCATTGTGGCGCAGTTTGCGTACTGGTCATCGGCGAGCCCGAGCGCGTTCGATGGGATCGATTTGTACGCGGGGTCGACGCCGCTGAATATGTGGCGCGCGGGAGCGGGTCCGGCGGCGAGTCAGAGCGATATCGGATTCCCCGTCGAGTGGGACTTCGAGTGCGCCTCGACGACGGCGGCGATGGTGAGTACGAAAGTCTTCGGACCGGGCGGCGTGGCGGCCGCGAATTACGTGAATACGGTCGCGCAGCCGGTGACGGTGGGGACCGGGCAGCTCACGCTGGAGATCGAGGTGTTCTTTTCGTCGGCGACGGCGGGAAATGCGATCCGGTTGATGAGCTTGAAGGTGGTAGAGGAGGGCACGGTTTGAACGGTTTGACGGGGGACTGGACGTGGCTGATCAAGGCGCTGGATTTGGGTCTCTCGGCGCTACTGATCCTGTTGATTTACCGGCTGACGGATAAGTGGGCCGGGCGCTTCCTGGAAGCGCAGACGAAGCAAGCGGAGGCGATGGGGGATCTGGCCGCGGCAGTGCGCAGCTCGATCGGGGATCAGCGCGAGATTCTGCTGGCGGTGCGGGTGTTGGCGACGAAGCAAGACGAGACACGCATGTGGATTCAGGAGCTAGCACAGGGCGCGGCACAGGGCAAGCTATTCGGGGGCGCAACGTCGTGATGAACGAAGTGGAAGCGGCTCGCCACGCTACGGAGCGGGGCATGATCTTACGGACGCTGATGCAGGATTACGCGTCCGAAATGACTTCGGTGCGCAGCCTGGGCCTGGCGATGGACGCGATGGCGTATCCGCTGAGTCCTGAGGCGCTGGAGTTTCACTTGGTGTACTTGAGCCAGCAGGGCTACGTACAGATCTGGCGGGCGCGGGAGATGCCGGGGTACCGCATGGACCGGCCGGCGCGGGTGAGTCCATCGGCGGTGCTATTCGCGAAGCTGCTGGCGAAGGGCGTGCAGCTCGTGGACGGCAAAGTGGCGGCTGATCCGCAGGTGGCTTTCTAATGTTCCGCGATCTGGCATACGCACTTACGGTGGCACGGATGATCGGCATAGTTGCGCCGTTCGGCGCCGTGGTTTGCTGCTTTCTGGCGATACTGCTGGCGATGCATGGCCGGCGCGGATGGGCGTGGTTTATGGCCGCGATGTCGCTGGGGCTGTGCGCGCTGGGCGCGTGGCTTACGGGGCGATTCTGATGCTGCACGATTGGCTGTCGAACCCGTACGTGCTGGCGATCGTAGTGGGGGCGGGGGCGCCGCTCGCGGGGCTGGGGTGCTGCGCGCTCGCGGTCTTGTTTGCGGCGCGGCGCCGGCACCGGGAGGCATGGCTGTCCCTGGGCGCCGCGATGACCCTGCTACTGGCCGGCTTTTGGTTTGTGGGGAGGGTGCTCGGGTAGATGCCACGCGTGGCTATCATTTCGCCGGAAGCGGAGCGCGTGATGCGCGCCGAGTTTCCGAAGCGGACGCCGGTATCCATTATTGTGCGCCTGGTGGCGGCGGCCACGGGCGAGGCGATGGCGGCGCGCACGGTAGCGCGGCGCAGAGCGGAATGGGCGGCGGAGCAGTCGCGCCTGGCGGCGACGCGGGAGCAGATGAGCGCGCTGGTGGCCGCGATGAAAGAGAACGATCTGACCGCGGAGGAGATGCTGAAGGCGCTGGCATTTCAGGCGCTCCTGGAGCGGCCGGGCGAGATGGGCGCGGATCCAGTAGCGCTGCAGGAACTGCGGATTAAAGAGAAGGCCGTCGACCTGAAGGCGCGGCAGATCGCGGTGGAAGAGCAAAAGCTGAGTCTGCTGCTGGAGCGCGAGCGGCGGCTGAAAGAGGCGGCGAAGGATGCCGAGAGCGGATCGCTTTCGCCAGATGAAGCGCTGCGGAAGATTCGAGAAATTTACGGGCTGGGGGAATAAATGGAATACAAATGTCCGAATTGCGACGGTAAGGTTAGCACGGTAGGGTTCGCTTCGCGGCAGGTGTACTGGCCTACACCGAATGGCGCAGCTTTTCGTATTCCGGCGATCGACACCGATGAGATGGCCAGGTGCGTGGCTTGCGGCGCGGCGCTTCCCTGGACCGTGGGCGACATCCTGGCAGGCACACGCCTGCCTGTAATAGCAGGCTCGCCGCGCACCGAAGAGGTGCTCCTGCGGGTGCAGGAATACGCTCACGACCTGAATGACGAGCTGATGATCCTGGTGAATGCGGAGCCGGGCGACGGCGAATACCAGCAGGCGGCGCGCCGCGCGGCCGAGCTGGTGCGGCTGCTGCAGGCCGTGGCGACGGAAGAGGCGAAGGAGTTGGGCAAAGCGGCGTAGATGGCGGCGCGAGTCAAACCCGTAGTGCCGCTGCTCGACTGGCAGCGGACTTGGATCGAGGATGAGTCGCGATTCAAGATCATCGCCGCGACTACGCAGGGCGGTAAGTCGTTTGCGACGTCGCTTGACTGGTCGCTGGCGCGGATGAAAAAGGAATCGGCGCCACTGGGGATCATGCTGAGCGCGAGCGAGCGCCAGTCGGGCGAGCTGATGGAAAAGGTCCGGATGCACACCGAGGCGTGGGGCGTGGCGATCGACTCAAAAATGGAGAGCTTCGAAGGCGTGGAAGTCATGCAGCACGTCGCGCGGTTTCCGAACGGGAAGCGGCTGATCGCGCTGCCGGCGAATCCGGCGACGGCGCGCGGCTACTCGGGCGATGTCTTCCTGGACGAGTTCGCGCTGCACAAGGATGCGCGGGCGATCTGGGCGGCGCTGTTCGGCCGTATCACGCGCGGCTTCCGCCTGGCGGTGGCATCCACGATCCACGGGACGCAGAACAAGTTCTTCGAGCTGCTGAAGCTGGTGGGGCTGCACACGGGCGTCCGGCCGGGGAAGCAGCCAGTGCGGGCGAACGGCTGGAGCGGGCACTGGGTCGACATCTACATGTGCCGGGAGCAGGGGCTGAAGGTGGATATCGAAACCCTGCGCGCGGCGCTGGCGGATGAAGACGTTTTCCAGGAAGAGTACTGCAATGTGCCGATCGATTCCGCGCTGGACTTTATCCCGCTCAATCTGGTGATGGCATGCGAAAGCGAAGAGGCGGTGAGTGGATTCGATTTCAAGCCCAGAGCGGGGCTGTTTGCCGGCTGGGATATCGCGCGCAAGCGGGATCTGAGCGTGATCTGGATTCTGGAGCAGCGCGGGAATGTGCTGGTGACGGTGGGCGTGGTGAAGATGCCGCGGACGCGATTCGCGGAGCAGCGCGAGATGGGCGAGCGGATCGCGGCGTGCGTGGAGCGGATGGCGATCGACACGACGGGGATCGGCGCGCAGCTCGGCGAAGAGCTGGCGGATAAATTCCCGGAGAAGATCGAGCAGGTGAATTTTGCGGGGACGTTCGAGTCGGGGAAAGACGATCGCGGCAAGCCGGTGAACGTGCGCATCAAAGAGCACCTGGCGGTTTCGATGAAGACGGCGATGGAGAACCAGGCCGTGTTGCTGCCGGACGACGAAAACGCCGTCGCGACGCGCCGGGCGTTCCAGAGCGTGAAGCGGATCGTGACACCCACGGGCATGCGGTTCGACAGCGCGCGTACGGATGCGGGGCACGCGGATGAGTTCTGGGCGGTAGCGCTAGCGCGCGCGGCTTCGGAGAGCGGGGCGAGTTACGTGCCGGCGGCGAGCGTGGGTCTGGTCGGGAAGCCGGTGATGGCTGGGGCATTCGGGAGGGTATTTTGAAGCGGGTGGTGGGTGTTGGGGCTTGGGTGATGGCTTGGCTCACCTACATTGCGGTTTGGTCGATCGCGGGGAAAGTGCTGGTTCACGCGGGGTGGCTGAAGTGGTGAATCAGTACCTGGTCTACTCACAGTCGCGCGGCGAGCTGCAGGCGGGCGGCGTGGCTGGATGGTTCAGCCGCGGATACAGCGGGCACGGCGCGGGGATGAATAACCCCAAGGCGCAGGCGCTCTCCGATGTGGGGCCGATTCCGCAGGGATGGTACACCATCGACGCGCCGATCGATCCGCCGTCGCACCTGGGGCCTTGTGCGATGCCTCTGATTCCGGACGCGATGAATGAGATGTTCGGGCGCAGCGGATTTTACATCCACGGCGACAACGCAGAGATGAACCACTCGGCGAGCGATGGGTGCATCATTCTGCCGCGGCCGGCGCGGGAGATGATCGCGGCGCGGGGGCCCGGGTTGCGGCTGCCGGTGACGAAGTAATGGCGCAGATCGAGACATTAGGCGGGCTGGGCGGGCTGCCGGAGCTGAGCGGAGCGAGCGCGCAGCTTGGCGGCGTCGGGACTCCGGCGCCGGCGGTGAACGGCGAGCTGGGCGCGACCGGCACGCCGATCTTCTCGGGCTTCCTGCGGGAATTAGGAGAATATAACCCTAATTTCTCGGCTGGTCCGTTTTCGGCTTTTTTGCTGTACGAGCAGATGCGGCGATCGGACGGCCAGGTGGCGGCGGTGCTGGATGCGTGCAAGCTGCCGATCCTGGGGGCGGAATGGACGATTGTGCCTCCGGAGGATGCGACGGACGCGGAGAAAGAGGCGGCCGAGTTTATCGAAGAGCAGCTCTTCGTGCGCTGCCGGTTTAAGCAGGCGCTGCGCAACGCGATGCTGATGCTGGATTTTGGCTGCGCGGTGCATGAAGACGTGTACGTGATGGATGGCGGCAAGGTCTGCCTGGCGGAGATGGCGCCGCGGCTGCCGCTGACGTTTTATCGCTGGATCACGGATGCCGAGTCGGACAAGCTGCAGGGTCTGGATCAGCTCGGGTACCGCGGCGGGAATTACGTCCACTGCACAATCCCGCTGAATAAGATGGCGCTGTTCACCTTCCAGATGGAAGGGCGCAACTACGCGGGCCGGGCGCTTACGCGCGCGATGTATCAGCACTGGTACATGAAGCAGGCGCTGTACACGATCGATGCGATCGCACTGGAGCGCAATGGGCTGGGCGTGCCGGTAGTGACGATGGGCGAGAAAGCCAAATTGGAAGACAAAAATGCGGCGCTGGCCTGGGTGACGTCGCTGGTGGCGCATGAAAAAGCAGGGATGGTGCTGCCTCCGGGATGGACCTTCAAGCTGGAGGGGATCACTGGCCAGGTGCGCGACTGCGAGAAGTCCATAACGCACCACAACATGATGATCGCGATGGTGGCGCTGGCGCAGTTTATCGTGATGGGGCAGTCGGGACGGTCGAGCGGGAATCGATCGCTCGGCGAGACCATGTCCGATTTCTTCTTTCTGGGGCAGCAGGCGACGGCGGACTACATCGGCGAGGTCTGGTCGAACACTACGATCAAGCGGCTGATGGAGTTTAATTTCGGGCCGGGTGTGCGGCCGCCGACGCTGGAGCCGCAGGATCTACTGGCTTCAAAGATCGAGACGCTGGGGACGGTGCTGGCGGGTCTGGCGGGCAAGCAGGCGCTGATCACGCCGGACGCGGATCTGGAGGCGTGGCTGAGAAAGAAGCTGGGAGCGCCGGAGGCTTTGCCGGACGTGGGCGGCGACGATCCGGAGGATGCGGGCGCGACGCAACAACAACAGAACACTCAACAGCGGCCGCAAAAGTACCAGCCAGTCGGCCCAGGCGAGCAGTTCGGGCGCGGCAAGCCGGTGCAGGAAGCCGGCGCCGCGCCCGCGGGGGGCAGGAAGGTGGCGGGGAGCGCGGTCGCGCGGCGAGCGCCGAAGACGGCGCGGCAGGCGCAAGCGGAGCAGCACCTGGCGCTCGATGAAATCGTTTCAGGTTTGGACAAGGGGCGAGACGACGCAGCAGCGGCCTTGCGGGCGGCGCGGCCGAGGGTACAGGCCGAAGTCGTACATAAGCTGGTGGACTCGAATGCGGCGAGCGCACATCGAGTCACGGTCGCGCCGGATGAGAAGCTGCGGGCGGAGATGCGCAAGGTTCTAGGGGGCGTGCACGAATTCGGGCGCGGGCAGGTGGAGCGGGAACGCGCGCGGCAGTTATCGGGCAAGCCGCCGGGGGACGCCGCAACGGTGCGTATGTCGGACCGGAGCGGCGATCCTCTCGGTTTGTATGCGGACGGGGTGGTGAGCGAGTTCACAAACAACGTCCAGCAGCGGGCCACAAATGTCGCGCTCGACTACTTGAAGAAGCCGGGCGACATGACCAAGGGCGAGATCATCCAGGCGATCGGCGATGATCTGGACGACCAGAGCGACGGCTGGATCGACAACCTGGCGAGCGAGGGCTCGAACGAAGCATTTGCGCAGGGGCGCGAGGCCGGCTACCAGCAGTACAAGGATGAGATCGCTTCGGTGGTTTATTCCGCGCTGCTGGATATCAACACCTGCGGCCAGTGCGCGGATGCGGACGGGCAAGAGGGCGACACGCCGGGCGATATTCCCGACGTGCCGAATCCGGATTGCGATGGCGGAGACAAGTGCCGGTGCGTGCATGTGTACGTGTTCGGCGACGAAGGAAAGGCGGCAGCGTGAGCGACGAAACGCAAGAGACAACTGAGAAGGTGAGCGCGGCGGAAGCGAAGATCCGGGCGCGGATCGCGGAGGCTGTGGCGGCCGAGCGCGAGCGCATCGCGCAGTTCGTGGAGAGCTGGACGCCGGGCGCGCGGAACTCGCTGCGCGGCGGCCATCCGGGAGTGCCGCGGGCGATTGCGGGTGACATCCGGAGGACGGCGTGACGGTTCCGACGACGGTACGGGCCTCATTCACGCGGCCGGCGAATGCGACGCAGTACACGGCTGGCAATGTGGTCTCGACGCTGGCCGGCGCGCTGTTGCAGTTCCAGCTCATGGCGGGGAACGGGCAGATTATGACGGCGCGGCTGGTGGACGGCGCGAATCAGGCGACGCCCGGCAGCTTCGAGCTGTATTTGTTTTCGGCGGCGCCGGCGGTGCGCGCGGACAATGCGGCGCTAGCGCTATCGGCCGCGGAGGCGGCGACGCTGATCGGGGTGATTCCGTTTGTCGACACCCCGTATGCAACGAACGGGGGCGCGGGGGCGGCCGGGAATCTGACCTTTTGCGAACTGAGTAACCTGCCGTTCTCGATCGGGCCGGCGGGCGGCTTTGTGATCTATGGGCTGCTGGTGGTGCGCAACGCGTACACGCCGGTGAGTGCGGAGACGTTTGCCGTGCAGTTGGGGGTGATATGAAGCGGTGGCTGGCGTCTGGCGCCTGGTGGCTGGCTCTGGCGGGGACGGCGATCGCGCAGATCGCGCCCAGCGGGCGGATGGCGGTGACGAGCACGAACCTGGACAATGGCAGTCTGGCGGCCTGGCTGGCGTCACTGGCAGTGGGCAGCGGGGCGAATACGGCGACGCTCGATAGTCTCACCGGTTTGACCAGCTCGCGCGACATCGAGTTTCCGGACGCCTCGGTGGTGTTGTTGGGGCAGACGTCATGGGTCGCGACCATCACGAGCGGATCGACGCAGAATACGCTCACGGCCAATATTCCGGGTCCGTTTCCAACGACGCCGATCGGCGCGGCCGGCTACGTCGTGGGGTTCTTTCCCGTGGCGAGCTACAACAGCGGCGCGGTGACTCTGGCACTGAGCGTGGCGACGCCCAGCGGGACGCAGAACCTGAGTGCGATGCCGGTGACGAAGTGCGGTACGGCGGCGCTGGTTGCGGGGGACATCCTGGCGAATGTGTTCGCGTGGGGAGTGATCGACGGATCCGGCAACCTGGAGATCCAGGATCCGCAGGCGGCGGGATGTCCTGCTCCACTGGCGCTCAATGGCGCGGGTTCCACGATACTCAGCGCGGCTTCCTCGGGCATCACTTCGACGACGTTCACCGGGATGGGCCTGACGATGCCGACCGTGCCGGCCGGGACGATGCTGCGCGGGACGTGCGATATCGCCTGGCGGGCGAGCAGCACTTCGTACACGGTGACCTTTGGCGTGGTGGCCAGCTCGGCGCCCACTTTCCTGGACGTCATCGCTACCATGTACGGGACTTCCTACGTGGCGCCCACGATCACCACGATCACGGGTACGACGGCGACGGCGGTGCTGGGTGCGATCACGCCGGCGGCGACGAACACGCTGTACTGGGTACACCTGGTGCTGGAGATCAAATCCACGTCGGCGCAGATTGCGGTGTCGCCGCAGGTGGAAGTATCGAGCGCGAGCGAGACGGTGACGATCGGCGCCGGATCGTCCTGTGGGTGGCTGCCGTGAAGAAGTTCCTGGTGCTTGCTGTTGCGCCGCTGGCTCTGCTGGCGCAGATGATCGCGACGCGCGGGACGGTGCGCACGTCCGGGTCTTTCAACACGCCGAGCCAGGCCAGCTTCCACGTCATTACGCCGGCGGTGACGAGCTTCAATGTGGCGTACGTCTCCGGCATGGCCTGCATCAGTAACTCGGGCACCGTCGTCGGAACGCCGTCCGGATCGCCGCCTACGTGCAGCAGCGGCTATCTGTCGATGGGTTACCAGGGCGGCGATCTCGTGAACGGCGTCGCGGTGTGGCCGCCGTGGGAAGTGGCCGGGGATGCGCCGGTGAACAATGCGTACCTGCTGATGTACGCGGGCGGGACGACGGGTGCAGCGTTCCAGACGCCCGGCAACTGGCTGCTGAAAAACCTGAATGCCGACGTCTCCGGATGCCCATCGTCCAGCCAGTCATGCCCGTGGGGATTCAATGCCGGCGTGCTGGTGGGTCAGAACTACTATCTAGTTCCGGGCGCGACCTGCGCACCTTATTGCGAATTCACGATGGTGTCCACGGCGGGATCGGGTACGCCATCGACCTGGACTTACAGTTATCAGCCGCAAAGCGTGACGAGCTACAGCGGCGGCGTGACAGGCTTCTACGATGCGGGTCATGGATACGTCTGTTTCGTTCCGGCGCTTTACGGCGGGCACGTTTATTATGTTTGCCACAACGCGGCTCTGGATTCGACAGGGCTGAGCGCGTCGGGCTGGTTCTCGCAGGATCTGACGGCGTGCAGCGGTTATCCGGGGACGGCGAACTACAACGGCTCGGCCTATGATGGCAACCGGTTTGTGTACACGGACCCGGCCACGGGGACGCCGTCGTCGACGATCCTGGGCATCATCGACACGTCCGCCAGCTTCGGCTGCGGGCAGTGGGCAACGTTCGATTTGTCGAAGCTGGGGACGTCCGGGTATCCGCGGGTGACCGGCGGCGGCAACCCGGCGCAACTGGCGGGCGCGGACGGGCTCGTGGTGGGCCTGCAGGGCAGCACGGCGTCGGGGGCGGCTTGGCTGTATGTGGGAGGCTGGGCGCCGTACAAGGTAGGCACCACAGGCACGCTGGTGATGTCATCGACGATCGCGCGTGTGCAGGTGGGTACGTACAGCGGCGGGATGTTTTATGGCCAGGGCGCGGCGGGCGGCCCGCCGTCGATCAGCAGCTCGGGCGCGACGTGGGAGGTGTACGACGTAGGGGCGGCGGCGCAGAGCAACCCGGCATTTACCGCGGCCGGCTTCAATACTTCTCCGGGCGCGTACTACGCGTCGGGCACGCGGCAAGGACAGCGGATGGTGGCGGCGTGGCAGCTCGGCTGGTTCAATCCGGCGACGCACATGGTGATCTTGAATGCGTCGGACGGGAAGTACGAGCTGGAGTTAGATCCGACGAAGCACCTGTGGGACCCGACCGGATGGTATCTAGCCGGCGTGACGGATGCTTCGCTGGTGGCTAACGAGTACGGCGGTCCGGCCGTGCTGGGCGGCTGGGGCGGTACGACGATCTATCCGAGTACACCCACAGCCAACAATCTGCTGCAGGTGGGCGGACTATGATGCGGCTCGCTCTGCTCGCGGTTCTTGGGTGCTGGGTGCTGGGTGCTCAGACTACGCTTCAGGTGGTTACTGGCACCGCGGGGACTACGTGCACTTTGGTTCAGCAGCCGGGGTCGACGATTCTGGCCACGTTGACTTGCATTTCGAGCGATGGGCGCGCCGGGGTTCCGATGAAGATCGAGTCAGCCAGCTCGGCTGTAACGAAAGTGGCGCTGGGGGTTAATGAGGTGATGTGCCTCATCGGGGTGAATCCGACGATGGGGACGTTCGATTTTGGCATCGGGATCGCGCCGGCGAATGGCATGGTTTGGAATTGCACGGGCGGTCCGGGATCGATCCTGGTGGGGACGGCGCAATGGTGAACCCGGTGATGCGCGGCGGCGACGTGCTGGTCTTTTCGTCGGGCGGATTTTTGAGCGGCTCGATCGAGGTTTGGACGCGGTCGATTCTCTCGCACTCGGCGATGGTGCTGGATTACGGGCTGCCGGTGGATGGCGCGCCGCAGAGCGAGATGCATCTGATCGAGTCGACCATCCTGAACGGGCGCAGCGGGCCGCAGATTAATCCGGTGGCCGCGCGCCTGGCGGGTTATGACGGGCGCGTGTGGCTGCTGCGCCTGGCGGAGCGCTTCCGGACGTTCATCGACTGGACGTCGCTGTGGGACTTCGCAGCCACGCGGCTGCACGATCATTACGCGGTGATCGAGCTGGCGGAGTATGTGCTGCGGAAGCTGCCACTGGTATCGTACGTCCCGCAGCTTTATAGGCCGATCCCGCACGAGGAAGTTTGTTCGGAACTGGTGGCGGAGCTGCTGCGCGCGGGCGGCCTGCCGGGACTGCATCCGCCGCTGATGCCGCCGCAGGCGATCGCGGAGCTGCGGATTTATGAGAGCTGCTCGCAGTTGCTGGGCGAGCCGCTGGAGATCGAGGGGTTCAACACCGTATGAATTATCAATATCTGGTTTTGCGCGACATCTCGACGGACACGCGGAAGCACATGCCGGACGAGGATTTCGCCGGTAAGGGGCGCAGCTTTCCGATCGAGAAGCCGGAGGACGTGGACGCGGCGGTCCATTCGATCGGCCGGGCCGGCGATGACAATTACGACGCACCGACGCTGAAGGCGAACATCAAGCGGATCGCGAAGCGCAAGGGTTTCGCGCTGCCGAAGGAATGGCAGGACGACGAGAAGGTGGCGGCCAGCGAGCAGGCGGACGCGTTCAAGGCCAGTGCGGAGGCTACCAAGGCCAGCGCGAAGGCTGCGAAGGAAGACACTGCGGAGATGCACACGGCCGCGGCGGCGGCGCATCGCGGGGCGGCGGATGCGCACCGGAAGCTGGGCGGCACGCTGATGGTGAAGCATCACGACGAGATGGCCGGCTATCACGACGGCAAGGCCGAGGCGCTGTGCGATGGCGGCGGCGGCGTGACGATGACGATGACCGAGCGCGGGCCGCGGTTTGCGGTGCTGATCGGGTCGCTGCGGGACGGCGCGAAGCGGATACCGATCGCGATCCTGGGGAGCTTCCAGAAGGGCGCGCAGAAATTCGCCATCACGCGCGCGACGCTGGCGGAGATCGTGCGGAATTTCCGCGCGCGCCAGGCGGACACGGTGATCGACTACGAGCACGCCAGTGAGTTTCCGGAGGCAGCGGCCGGAGGGCCGATACCGGCGAGCGGCTGGCTGAAGGCGATCGACGACGCGCCGGACGATCACGGAATTTTGTGGGGCAAAGCGGAATTTACGCCGCGCGCGAGCGAGCTGATCAAGAACCGGGAATACAAATACCTGAGCCCGGTGATCGACTACGACGCGCGCGACAAAGTTACAGGCAAGCCGCAGGGAGCGACGTTACTCAGCGTGGCGCTGACGAACCGGCCGTTCCTGGAGGCGATGCCAGCCATCGCGATGAGCGACTGGCGCAAGGGTTCTCGCGGCGACGCCGTGGGGAGAAAGGAAGTCATGAAGAAGGTGATTTTGGCGGACCGCGTCGCCGGGACAGTAAAACTGGTAGCCGACGACGGGACCGAGAGCGTGGTGGCCTGCGAAGGCATGCCAAAAGTTATCACGCTGTCGGACGTGAAGCGCGGCCAGGATGGCAGATACGATTTTGCCGGACTGCCGCAGGAAGGGGAGACGCTGGTGGCGTCGGACGTGGTGCGGGCGATGACCGTGGACCGCGAAGTCGAGGCTGCGGTGCAGGCGGGTAAGGTGACGCCGGCGCAGCGGCCACACTTCGAGAAGTTGGCGCTGAGCGACCTGGCCGGCTTCCGGGAAATCGTGAAGTCGATGCCGGTGCAAGTAAACTTGCGCGAAACCGGCGTGGGCGGCACAGGCGCGGAGCTGGACGAATTCGGACAGGCGAAGCGAGCGGTGGACGAGGCGATCGGGAAGCTGCGGGCGACCGATAAAACGCTGAGCTACGGACAAGCCTGGAAGATGATCGATCCGGCGCTGGTGCGGCGGTACAACGAGTCCGCCAAGAAGAGGGGGGCAGCGTAGATGCAGACTCAGATTTACGACAAAACTTATACGGCGGACGCGACGCTGGCGGGTTCGACCGGACCGGCGGCCAGCTCGTCGAACCAGTATCTGGCCGTGGTGCAGGGCGCGGAAGATGGCGGCGTGACGCTGCCGGGCGCGGCGAACGCGGCGCACTTCCTGGGCATCACCCAGACTTCGCAGACGGCCACGGGCGGCGCGATCTCGGTGCGCAAGCACGGTGTGAGCCTGGCCTGGTCGGGCGGCGCGATCGCGGCCGGCAACCACGTCGGGATTTACTCGGCGAACGGCGACGTGGTGGACGTCGAAGCATCGATCGACGCGGCGCCGGGAACAGCCAAGGTATGGCAAGTGATCGGCATCGCCGAGACGTCAACCACGGCGGCCGGGCAGTTGGTTGAGGTGTTCATCTGCCCGTTCGTAGTCAACGTGGCGGTCAGCTAAGGGGAGGCGACGACGAACAACATGGCAAACCTAAACCTTGGAAACGGCAGAGTGGCGCTGAGCGATGTGGGAAGCAATTTCGACATCTCGGCGCTGCACATCAACCAGGCGCTGACGACGATGAGCGTGGGCTACGAGAACGCGGAATTCGTCGCGGAGCAGGTGGCGCCCATCGTACCTACCGACAAGCTGTCGGATGAGTACTGGCAGTTCGGCTTCGAGAAGTTCAACGTGGTGAACGACGCTTATCAGCCGGGCACGTCACTGGGCGAAATCGGGTGGAGCGCGACGGCGTCCACCTTCAATTGCAAAGGGCACGGTGTGCGCGGCTGGTATCCGTCCGTAGCGCCGAGCGCGGCTGACGCGGTGATCGACCTGGACGTGGAGACGACCGAGGATGCCAGCCAGGCGGTGCTGCTCGTTCAGGAGATAAATCTGCTTAACGCCCTGCTGGGCAGCGGTATGCAGGTAACGGACGTATCGACCTCGCCGAATGTCGGCAACTTACAGTACAGCCAATTCGACAACAACGACTTCGACCCTGTTACGTTCCTGGATAATTTGAAGGAAGTTATCGCTCGATCAATCGGCAAGAAGCCAAACTCTCTGTTGCTAGGAAGAGAGGCATTTCGCGGCCTGCGCAATAACATCAACGTGACGAAGCGCGTGTCGACGGGCACGGTTGCGTTGGAAGTGGCGCCGAATAAAATTCCGAGCATCGGGAACCTCTCAGAATTGCTGGAGATCCCGAATATCATCGTGGCAGAGGCAATGTACAACACGGCGCTGCCGGGCGCGACGCCGAGCCTGAGCTACATCTGGAGCAACTACGCGATGCTGTTCTACAAAGAACCGCAGCCGGGGCGGCGGAAAGTTTCGCTGGCGTACACGTTCCGGTGGAACGCAGGATCGGCCGGGCAGTTCGTTCAGAAGTGGTATGACCAGGACAAAAAGCGGCAGTGCATCGATGTGCAGAAATTCTATGCGCAGCAGATGATTGCCACGGGTGCCGGGATCATGCTGAAGAACACGACGCAGAGCTAGGGCGAGGGCTTCGATGACGAGACAGATTAATGCGATTGTGAGTGTCGGGCTGCTGGCTTTGCTGGCAGCTCTTCTGCCTGCCTGTCTTAGCGGGCAGACGTTCACGTTCACGCCGGGGACGGCGAGCGGCAACATTACGGCAACCAATTCGAGTTGCACCAGCACAGCTTGTGTGCAGATCTCGGTGAGTGCGGAGACCAGCGCGGTGGCGTGGCAGATCTCCGGAACCTTTTCGGCGACGATCACTTTCGAGGCGACGGTGGATGGATCGCACTGGGTATCCTGGGCGGTGATCGCGGATGGATCGAGCACTACGCAGCGATCGTACGCGACGACGCAGACGGCGGCGGGCATCTACCAGATGAACGTGGCTGGATTCTACGCGGTGCGGGCGCGGTGTTCGGCCTACACGTCCGGGACGGCCGCGGTGTTTGCGCGGCGCGGTACCGGGCCGGCGATGCCGTAGGGGCCAGTCTTATGCCTCCCATACTTACGTCGATCTCGCCAGCATCGGGCGCGCCAGGGACGGTGATCACCTTAACCGGCTCGGGGTTCGTGGCCGGATCGCAGGTGGGCTGTCCGGCGCTGGTGGCCACTACGTATGTGAGTGCGACGGAACTGACGGCAACGATTCCGGCGGATCTGACCGGTCCGCCGGGATCGCTGGCCGTGAGCGTGTATGTGGAGAATCCGGACTCGACCATCAGCGGCATCGTGATCTTCCAGGCGCTGATGCCGTATCCGGAGACGCAGGCGCCGCCGGACAATTCGCAGAGCTGGACGACGATCGACGTGGTGTGCGGGGAGCTGCCAAACTTCAAGCGCGGCGGCAAGATTCCGGACTCGCAGATTCTGACTTGGATGCGCAGCTACTGCACCAAGATCATGGCGGTGTTTGTGCGGCGCGGGTTGAGTTTGAATCCGGCCGATTGGCAGCCGGCGAACTCGAATCCGGACCCGAGCGGGACTCCGGCGACGACGGGTCTGACGCCGCAAGGCTGGCTGGAGATGGTAAACCGCTACGGCGCGGCGGCGCGCCTGGCGCGGGCAGTGGGCGGCGAGTTTACGTCGGGTAAGTGGAACTTAGCCGAGTCACTGGCGGAAGACTACACCAAGGAAATGGAAGCGCTGGAAGCGGGTGAGATGGATAAGCTATTCAACCCGCAGGCGACGACGCTCGACACCACGCCGCAGTTTGTGTCGGGCGATATGACGGATGGGCAGGGCGACGCAACGAACGCGTTTGCTCGCGAGAATGTGGACGGCGGTCCGCCTGTGCAGGGTAATCCAGCAGGGCCTCCGTCTGGCGGTGGACTGAGCGGCGGCGGGGCTGGTGCGCCTCCGTTCATAGCTTGAGGGGAGAATGAACATCATTACCGATATCGAAATCGCGCTGCAGTTGGCGCCGCAAGTGATCAGCTTGGTCCAGTCTTTGCAAAAGCTGCTCGGCGGCAATAAAGCATCCACGCAGACTGTGGCAATGGCCGCCGTGACTTCGCATCCGTCGATCACCGAAGGGACGAAGGCGGTGCTGACGAGCGTAGTCGACAACGCGCTCAAAGTGAGCTAAGGAGGACGATTTGCTGACGTTTGTCAAAGTCGATTTCATTAAGGCGTTGCTGGGCAAGGTGAGCAACGACAACAAGACTACGATCCTGGGCGTGCTGGCGGGCGCGCTGCTGGTGGCGCAGGTGAACTGGACGCTGCTATTGAAGGGCGACTCGACACAGATCGGGTACGCGGCAGGGGCGCTGGTGACGGCGCTGCTCGGCTACTACACCAATAAGCCGGAGGGGAAGAAACTCGCTTCGCTCGCGGTTGTGGGTCTTGGGCTGTGGATGCTGGGCGGCGGCGTAGCGGCCGCGCAGGTGACGCCGCCCCAGCCGATGTGCGCGACGGGGCCTTGCGCGCAGTATCCGATTTCGGATTTGTACATGACGGCGGTCTATCCGGATCGCGCGACTTACCTGAAAGAGACCGGGCAGCAGGCGCCGCCGTTCAACGCAGCGCTGCCGATCAAAGAGTGGGTCGGGTCGGGGCTCGTGAACGTATTCGACGCGCAGTCGCCGTCGACGGGCTATGTGGTGCAGATCAACGTGCCGTCATCAGCGAACGCGGTGAACCTGCCGGGTGTGTACACTTATCCGCCGACAGCTCCGCTGCAGCCGACTGTGGCACAGGAAGTGTCGCCGTACGGGGTACTGGGGACGGTGAATCCGAACACGTTGTGCATGCAGGCGGACGCGCAAAGCCTGGCGGCCGCGCTGACGCCGTTATACGGCAAGACAGTGACTGTGGTGGACGACTCGCCCACTGGATATGTGGGCATCAACTACGGTACGGAGACGCGCCGCCAGTGGGGCCTGGTGGCGGGCACTACGGTAGTGGCGGCGTACGCGGAGTCGCTGCTGATCGCGGAGAACACGCCATACCAGGGCGAGCCTGGGCACTGGACACTGCAGGGCAATACGGCGGCCTGGGTACAGGATCAGCCGGTAACGACTCCGCCGGCGAATGCGGTGACGATTGCGCCGCCGATGCGGGCGCTGGTGCCGGGCGAACAGATCGAGCAGGTAGTGGTGACAGTTCCTCCGCCGGTGTGGTACGTGGTGCGGACGGACCTGACGCCGGCGCCGCCGGCGCCTCCGCCGTGTACGCCGGCCGCGGCGATGCTGCATGGTCCCACGTTTCCTCCGGATCCGTGGGACGGCCGAGTGGGCGGATTCTGATGTTTGTCGCGGCGGTGTTCATTCTGATGCAAGCGGCTGTGACAGGGCCACAGGTGAATACTGCCGCGCCGATCAACTGGGCGCGGCTGGTGTTGGAGCAGCAGCTCGGCGATGCGGGCATGGAGCGAGCGCGCGAGCGGGATGCGGCCTGGGAGCGCAAGGAACTGGCGGATCGTTGGGGAGCGTTCGCGGCGGCCATGAACGCTTGCGGCGAGAAGCTGGAGGCGGGGATTGCGGACCGCAAGAAGTGCGCGGCAGCGGTGAAGGCATTCGACCGGCTGACGCGGGACGAAGGATGGCCGAAGGGAGGGAAAAAGTGAAGTGTAGAATCGAAGCCCTGAGTCGCGCGATTCGGGAGAAAGCAGAGGAGCTGGGGCTGGAGTTTGTGAGCGGTCCTGGCGTGACGCCGGAGGCTCCGCGGGCAAGCCTGGGCACAACCAATGGCCAGGCGCGCGGTGTGTATCTGTTCAGCGTGCGGGAGAAACGGTAAAGGCGTGTTTCGTTTTCGGTTGGAGATCGCCGGCCAGGTGCAGATGGACCGCGGGATTGCGCGGTTCGCGGACGGGATCAGCGACTATCGTCCCATCTGGCCGGTGATCGAAGACGATTTCTACGCGCAGGAAAAGGATCAGTTCAAATCGGAGGGCGCGGAAGGCGGCGCGGGATGGAAGGAACTCTCGCCGGCATATGCGGAGTGGAAGGAAGCGCATTTTCCAGGCAAGCCGATTTTGCAGCGGAAGGGTGACCTGTATAACTCACTGACGAGCGGGAGCGATCCGAACGCGGTGAAGATCGAGGCGCGCAAGACACTGACGCTGGGGTCGCGGGTGAGTTACGCGATCTATCATCAGCGGGGAACGAGTAAGATGCCGGCGCGGCCGGAGATCCAGTTACCGGAGGCTTTCAAGCGGATGGCGATGCATCACATGCAGACGTACCTGGTGCAGATGGCCAGCCGTATGGGTTTCCGATCGGGGATGGGGCCGCTCGAAGCGGCGCGGCGCGGGCCGGGCGGATGGGGGCGGCTGTAGATGCCGGCTCTATTCATCGCGCCGATCATCGCGGGTGTGCAGGCCATCCTGGCGAAGTATATGCCGGGGCTGCTGGCGGGGTCGGGCTTCGTGCCATTCACAGGGTACGCGAAGACGTTTGTGGGGCAGACGGTGAATCCCCCGGAGTGCTGGGTGATGCCGGTGCGCACGCCGATCGACGATGAAGGCAACACGTACAAAGAGACGCACCTGGTCACTATCAAATTTTCAATTACGGGTTCGGAACCGGACGATCTGGACGATGCGGCGATGGCTTATTGCGCGGCGATCCACAACGCGATCGAGGCGGCGCAGCCGGCGGACTGGGGAGCGGTGATCCCGCTGCACGCGCATGTGTTCGAGCACGATTACGGTCCGGTGTATCAGCGGGACGGAGTGACGGCCAAGTTTCCGGAAGTCCACTTAGAAGTGGAAGTGCAAGAGGTGATCGATTGAAAAGCGCGCGGAAGTACAAGGTGATCCTGCCGTTCGAAGTGGACGGGCGGGAATTCAAGTACGGGGAGATCGCGGAATTCGACATAGACACGGCGGCGGTGTATGCGACGTCACTGATCGCGGTGGAGGAGGGGAAGTAAGATGGCGGGCGTACTGAAGAACTATGACTTAACGCAGATCGTGCAGGGGCCTTGTGACCTGTGGCTGATTCCGAATGCGTATGCGCCGAGCGATTCCGCTCTGCGGCTGACGCTGGCGAGCGATCTTTCGCCGGATGCGACGGCGCAGCCGGGCTGCATTCATTTGGGCAGCGTGGCGAGCGCGGTGACGACGGGGCTGAAGCCGAAGGTGGCGAACATCGTGCTCGACCAGTACGACGCGCCGGTGGACGGCTACACGGAGATGCTGACGGCGACGATCGAGGCGGAGATGGCGCAGACGACGTCCGAGCTGCTGGGTATCTTCCTGGGCGTGGGGACTTACTCGCAGGTGGCGTCGACCAGCGACCAGATCACCTTCGGCGGCAACCTGGTGGTACCGACTTACTGCATCGCGGCGATCTCGCCGGCTAAGGAGAATCCGCTGGAAGCATGGGTCTCGATGCTCTACCAGTGCGTCTCGACGGGCGGCTTCGAAGTGACGATGGGACGCAAGAAGCCGAGTTACTACAAGGTACAGTTCCAGGGGATCGAGTCACTGACGCGCACGCCAGGCCAGGCGATGGGGATCATCTACAAGACGCTGGCGAACGCCAGCGGCGGCACGGCCACGGCGCGGAACTATAACGCGTCGCAGATCTGGCAGTCGCAGGCGGACTTGTGGCTGATCTCGCCGGCGCCCACGGACACGGCTGAGGTGGTGACCCTGGACGCGACTTCTCTGACGCCATCGTCGAGCGTGCATGCGAACTCGATCGATTTCGGTTTGGCGACGGGGCCGCTGGTGATGAGCGTGAAGCCGAAGCTGAGCTGGTTTGCGGCGGACCAGTTCGATTCGCCGGTGGGGGCGTTTGTGGAGTCGCTCGAGGCCACCATCGAGGCGGAGCTGGAGCAGGCGGGGGCGCAGAATCTGGCGAGCGCGTTAGGTCTGGGCAATTACAACTTAAGCGCGGGCAACTACTCGGAGCTGACCTTCGGCGGGACGAATCAGCCGGCGGAGATTTGCGTGGCGGGGATCGGTGTGAATCGTTCGGACGCGACCAAGGCCAGCGTGGTGGGGCTGTACAAGACGCTGGCGGACGGCGGCGTGACGCTGACGATGTCGCGCAAAAAGACGAACACGTACAAGGTGAAGTTTACGGGCCTGGCGGATCTGACGCGGACGGTGGGACGGCAGATTGGGTTCTTCTTCGAGATGACGGGCACGCCTGGAGCGTACTAAATGAACGCTAACGATTGGGTGAAGGCGGGGCAGGCAGCGGCGGACGCGGATGCCGTGGATCTGGCGCTGCCATCGGGGATGGTGATCAAGGCGCGGCGCCCGGACCCGATGCAGCTTGCGGTGTGGGGTGTACTGCCGTTCGGCCTGGCGGCCACGGCTTCGGCGTCGACGGGGAACGGGTCCGGATCTCTTACGGTGAGTGAGGCGGCGACTTTGATGCGCACGGTGCTGGAGTACTGCTGCGTGTCGCCGCGGATCTCGCTGACGCCGGCCGGGGCTGACGAAATTCATCCGGCTAAGATTCCGAACCCGGACCTGATGTTCATCGTGGGCTGGGCCTTGCGGCGTCCGGAGCGTGCGCCGCTCGAATCCTTTCGTGGCGACGGACGAGATGCTAGCGGTAGCGCTAGTGGCGGAGCGGTTCGGGCAGAGGCCGAGTGATCTGATGGGGGTCCGGGACCGGGTGCTGGCGCTCGACTTCGATGCCGCGGCACTGGTAGTGCTGCGGGACGCCGAAGAGGATGCCGCGCGGCGCTCGCGATCCACTCTCGAATAACAAAAACACATGCCTATCGATTCTGTAGCCAACCTGCTGTTCAATATCGGCGCCAACAGCGACGATGCGGAAGAGAACATCCAGCGGTTTCGTGCGTTGATGGGCACGGACCTGGACGCGATGGGCGAGCAGTTCTCGGACTGGGCCGATGAAGTGTTCGGGCATCTGGATTCGATGAAGGGCGCGCTGATCGGGGTGACTGCGGGAGTGGGCGCGCTGAGCGCGGCGGTGGCGGCGTTCGGGGTGGAGGCGGCGGACAAATTCAGCGAGACGGCGATCGCCATCGATGACGCCAGCCGAAAGACGGGCATCTCCGTGGCGGAGATGAGCAAGTTGCACTTTGCGGCGAGCGAAATCGGGGTGAGTTTCGACACGCTGTCGACGGGGTTAGTGCGGCTGTCGCGGGCGATGTTCTCAGCGGGTGAGGATTCGAAGGAGACGCGGGACGCTTTCTCCAGGCTGGGGATCACCGAAAAGGACTTGAACGCCGGGCGGCAGAACATGCTGCCGCTGCTCGAAAAGCTGGCGGACCGCTACACGCATTTGAAGGACGGCGCGGAGAAGGCGGCCATCTCGCAGGAGTTGTTTTCGCGCGGCGGCTCGGAGCTGATCCGGTTTCTGAATCTGGGCTCGGCGGGGATTAAGGAGTTATCGGAGCGCGCCACGGAGCTGGGCCTGGTGATGTCGGATCAGGACGTGCGGGCGGCGCGCGAGCTGAAGGCCGGCGTGGAAGCGATGCACGCGCAGATGGAAGCCTTCGAAAAGCTGGTCGCCGAGAAAGCTATGCCGGTGATGACGGGCTTCTACGCGACGATCATCGGGCTGGGCAAGGCGCTGCACACGCTGGCGGACGTGGGCCAGGTGGGAGGTTGGGCGGAGTTCGGCGCGAATCTGGCGGCGGGGTTTAGCGAGGCGCGCGAGGAGATGGCGCGCACGATGGAGCTGGCGACGAAGGCGGGCGGCAGCGATCATCTGCTGGGCGCGCCGGGGTCACAGAAGGCCGCGAAGGAGGCGGCCGAGAGCTTTAAGGAAATCTCGACGCAACTGGGCGAGATGAAGATCAAGCTGGCGGAGATGGAAGGTCCGGGCGCCAAGCTGAACGCGGACCTGGAGCAGATGCAACAGAAGGCGGACGACGCCGCCAAGAAGTTGGTGGGGCTGCTCGAAGCGGGGAAGATCACGGCGGCGACGTGGAAGGACCAGACGAACGCGCTGTATGCGCTGCACGCGGCCATCGACCAGTGGGGCGCGGCGATGAAGGATCAGATCGCCCAGAAGGACCTGGACGAGCTGCAGCGGTACCTGGACAAGATCAACACCGCGACGGAGAGCCTCGAAAGCAAGATCGCGGAGCAATCCACGGACAAAGGGTTCGCACACCAGGCGGCGATGTGGGACGCGCAGATGGACCAATTGCGCCGGCACATGGTCGAGGAAGGCACGTTCGTCGGGGAGAACGTGGACTTGTGGGTGAACCTGGTGAAGAGCGGTATGGACCGTATCGCGGCGGACCAGGACAGCGCGTACGCACACGAGATTGCGAAGCTGCAGGAACATCACGACCGGCTGATGGAGATGGAATTGACCCGCGAGCAGAAGCTGGCCGCGGACTATCAGAAGGACCTGCAGGAGTTCAGCCAGGCGGAAGAACAGAAGGCTCTGCTGGCGGCTTCGAACGATAAGGAACGGGCAGCGATCGAGCAACGATATGCCGCGATCCGATCGCAGATCGCGGCGGCTTACCAGAAGGACCTGCAGGCGCTGCTGAATTCGCAGGGATGGCAGGGTGTGTTCGGCAACCACTTCGCGCAGATGATCAAGCACAACGAGCAGTTGATGCGCGAGTGGGCGACGTCGACGAATCAGTCGACCATGATGGTGAAGGTCGCGCTTGAGTCCATGAAAGAGATGGGCGGCCAGGCGTTCGACAAGATGGCCGAGGGGATGGGCGGCGGGATCGCAAACGCGCTGGTATACGGCAAGTCGATCGGGCAGGCGATGCGCCAGGCAACGGCCGCGACGCTCGAATCGATCGCGGCGCAGTCGATGGTGCAGGCCATTTACTCGCTGGCGTTAGGCTTCAAGGACATCGCTGAGCAGGACTATCCGGGCGCGGCGGCCGCGTTCGAAGCGGCGGCATTGTTCGGCGCGGTTGGCGTGGGCGCTGGAGTGGCTGGGCGGGCCGTGGCGGGGCCGGGCGGCGCGGGCGGCTCTGGCGGGGGCGGCGGCGGCGCGCGCGGCTCTGGCGGGGCAATTGGCGGCTCTGGCGGGGGCGGCGGCGGGACGGGCAGCAGTCCGCAGTCGTCGGCGAGCGTGGGCGGGGTGAGCGTGCATGTGTACGGGCATGTGATTGGCGCTAGCGGTATCGAGCAGTTGTGCTCGATGATCAACGACGCCGTGCAAAACCGGGACGTGCGCATGGTGGCAACGCAGGTGCGCCAGACGACGCCGGCGACGTTCTGATATGGGGATCACGCCTTGCCAGATCGTCTACAACCCCGGCGGCGGGAATGTGACGCTAACTTTCCAGCGCGGGCCGCAGAACTTCCGCTGCCTTTACGACGGGCGGGTACACGACAATCTCTCGACGGGCGGCATCCGGGAGCGCATAGTCGAGTTTCTGGACATCCTGATCGCGTTCGAAATGCAGAATCACCTGATTTCGGATGCGACGGATTATGCGGCCTGGGGCGGCTTCATGACGTTTGCGCTGGGCGGCGGCCAGTTCACGTTTTGCGTGAACACGACAATCGGATCGGCGGCCACCTACGACTGCGTCAGCGACGACACGAAGTGGCAGCCGGTGCGGAACGGGCCGGGCAAGTATGCGGCGAGCTACCAGTTCCGGATGGTACCGGATACGACGTTTCCGAGCGGCGGTCCGGAGCAGGTAATGCAGCAATTCTACGGATTGTGAAGGTGAGACAGCATGGACGCGAGAACGGTTTTGATTCTGGGCCTGATCAGTGGCGGGTTGTGGGTTACGGAGAAGTCAGCGCACCTGGTGACGAAAGCGGCGCACCAGACGAAGGCCGCGGTGCACCACGTTCTGCACCGCGGGCATAAGAAGGCAGGCACAAAGTAGTGGAGCTGCTGAACAGTATGGTGCTGGATGCGGAGCGGGTGCTGATTGGCGCGACGGGGCTGATCCTGGGCGCGATCGTGTGCGCGGAGGTGGTGCTGCGGGCCTGGCGGCACTTTGTGCGGGCGATGCGGGAGACGGGCGAAGGCAAATGATCGAGGGGATCGCTTCGGATTGGGCGGCGGCGAATGCAAAGCTCGGCAAGATGCCGATCTATGTGTTTTCGATCCTGCCGAACAACTCCGTGGTGAGCCCGAACCCGCAGGTGTGGTACGCGACACACGACCTGGCGACGCAGGGCATCACAGGCACGCTGCCGGCTTACACGACGGGATTGAAGACGCCGGCGGGATCGACGCAAACGATCGATGTGGTGAACGGGACCTCGTCGATCGGCGAACTGCAGTGCGAGGTGCTCGATCCGACTGGCGCGGTGCTGACGTTCCTGGGAAACAACGTGCTCGAAGGCGCGACGTGCACGCTGCAGGTCGGGTATCCGGGGATCGCGTGGACCAGCTTTGTAACTCTGCACACTTACCAGATCTATAAGATTGTGCCGTCGAAGGACTACACCAGTTACTTGTTCATCTCGCGGGACTGGCAGGTGAACGCGAAGCTGATGGTGGTCTACAACCCGGTGAACGGGATGGAGATCTCGACGGACAATCCGTGGGTTGTCGAGGGGCCGGCACCGGAGATCATCCTGCAAATCTGGCTGTGGGCGCTGGGGCAGTCGCTTTCGACGGTGGATTACGCGGGGCTGTGGGCGTTGAACTCCGCGGCGGAGGGACTGTTTCCGGCGCGGCCATTCTGCTTTGTGATCACGGAGAGCTTCGAGGCGAAGCAGTGGCTGGAGACGGAGATCTACAAGCCGTGCGGGCTGTATCCGCTGGTGAACAACCTGGGACAGATCGGCGCGCAGCCGGCCAGGCCGCCGGCGGCGGGTCCCGCTCCGGGCTACACGTTCAATGAATCGAATGTGACGGTGCTGCCGGGATGGGATCGCCAGGCCATCATGAACGAAGTCGTGTACCAGGCGGACCAGGATAGCGGCGGCAGTTACGGCAGCTACCAGGTGTTCGTGCAGGGCAGCTCGGTGAGCGAGTTCGGATGCGCGGGGCAGTTGACGGTGAACAGCGCGGGGCTGCGGTCGTCGTACGGGGCGCAGTCGTTTTGCGAGGACATCGCAATGCGGCTGTTCAATCGCTTCGCGGGCGCGCCCGAGAATCTGAAGGGCGGCGCGCCGGTGCTCGACGTGGAAGCGTTTTTCATGACGCTGCCGGTGTGGGTTGGCGATTACGTGTATCTGACCTATCCGCTGATGCCGAATCCGATGCAGGGCGTGCTGGGCGTGTCGGACCGGATCTATGAAGTGATCGACCGGACGCCGGATTATGCCGCGGGGAAGATGCGGTACAAGCTGCTGGACACGGGGCTGACGGGTTCGCCGGCGGCGCCGGTGGTGGGGACGGCCGTGGTGGGCACGGCAGCGTTGTTTTAGGTGATGGGTGGTGGGTTATGGGTGATAGGGGCCGCGCTGAGGTGGCGAAAGTGACACAGGGAGACGCCGGGATTGCTTTAGCTGATCTGCTACCGCGGGTGGCCGTGTGGGCCGCCGCGACTTTTCGCGAAGAGACGGTGCAGAGCAAGCTAGAACACCTGCTCGAAGAGGTTCAGGAAATTCTCGCCGCGCCCGGTGATATCGAGGAGTATGCCGACGCGTTGATGCTGCTGTTTGATGCCGCGCGGCTCGCCGGTTTCGGGCTGGCGGAGCTTGTGTCGGCGATGGACGCGAAGTTTCAAGTTAATCAGCGGCGCGAGTGGCGAGGCTTCCGGCACGTCAAGGAGGCGCACGCGTGAGGGCACTGGACGTGTATCAGGGATCGGACGGCGAGGCGACGAAGGCTCTCTACGCCGATCTAGAGAAGTGCGGGCCGATCGGCGTGGTGGCGCTGAATCTGTTTCGCGCACAGAAGTGCTCGGCGCGGGCGAAGATGTATCGCGGGCATCGATTCAAAGATGCCGCGTACGAGCGCAAGAACTGGTCGATGGGGCTGCTGTGCGACGCGCTGATGGCGCACGCGGCCGAGTTGCGCATCCGCTGGGGATGGGAGATCGACCGCAGTGAGACGTTTGCGCCCTACGTGCTGTACGTCGAGCTGCCGCAGGGGCAGGTCAGCTTTCATGCGCGCGTGCGCGGCCGCGGTCCGGACTTCGCGGGGAAGTGGGACGGGGCGACGGGCGCGTCGTCGATCCGCATCGTGAGCTTTTGTGAGAGCGTGCTCGGGGGCGGCGTGCTCGCCTGGTGAAGCGATGAACCTGACCTTATCCCAGCAGCCGGCATTCAGCCAGGTGGCGCAGAGTGCGCTCAACACCGGGGCGGTGTTGACGGCCGCGATCATGCAGGCGCTGAACGAGAACGCCAAGTTCGCTGTGGCGCGATCCGAGGAGTTTTACGGCTTCTATGTGAATGGGCAGACGGTGGTGTTGCCGGTGTCGCCGCTGGACGGCTATACGTACGCGCGGAATGAGCTGAGCTACCTGTGCTGTCCGTACTGGACGGGCGCGATGCTCACGGCACTAGAGGGCGGCGTGGCCGATGCCGGGATCGATTCGGACGGCGGCACTATTCCCCCTTATCGCGGCTATGCGAGCGGGCCGGGCTGCCTGACGCGCGTGCAGATGACCGTGAATCAATCGACGGGCGTCGTAGGCAGCACTATGACTTACGGCCTCAACATACTCGGTGAACCTGTCGCGGCAAATGATGGTGTCGTACTCGTGATGACGATCGCGCGGAGGCTGCGATGAGCACGCTGCTGGGCCTGGCGGCGGTGCCGGCCGCGGTAGCGTTCACGGTCGGAACTCCGGAGACGACGCCGGCGCCGATGTATGTGACGATCGAGGCGTGGGACGCTCATGACGGGGTGTGGATCTCGCCGCCGATCGCGACGGTGACGCTGACGCCGGCCGCGGGGACGCCGTCGTCTTTGTTCTCGACCGGGACGCCCAGCGGCGATACGTTTGACGTGTCAGTGAGCGCGTCGGAGCTGAGCACGCTGCTGGCGACGCCGGGCACTTACGGCGCGACGGTGACGGTGACCTGCTCGCCGATGGCGGCGGGCGACGACGGCGCGCCTGCGGGTGGCTGGACGTTCACGACGCTGGAGATTCCGGTATCGCTAACGATCAACCCACAGGTGGCTTCGGCGGCCGCGCCGATGACTCTGGAGGCGGAGCCGGGCTTCACGGAGATGCTGGACGCGTGGCTGGCGACGGGCATGCCGCTGACGACGGCGGTGGTGAAGGCGCTGAACGCGGCGATCAAGTTTGCGGCCGTGCGCACGGAGGTGTTCTACGGCTACTACGCGATCGGGGAGACCGTGCCTGTGCCGACATCCTTGATCGACGGGTATAACTACTCGCGCGAGGAGCTGCGGTATGTCTGGTCGGTTTACTGGACCGCGAGTCCGGGGCCGGGATTTGTGGAGGGCAGCATCATCGCGCCGACGACAGGCGCCACGAGCGCGGCGGGGACGCTGCTGCAATTCGGCTATTACGTGGACCAGAACACGGGCGACATTTCGGGCAAGACGAGTTACTACACGCCGGGCAAGAGCCAGTCGGATACGACGGATGGGATTCTGATGGTCCACACGATCGCGAAGAGGCTGAGGACATGAAGAAGCGGGTGGTGGGTGTTGGGTGCTGGGTGATGGGGGTGCTGCAGGCTTGACTGATCTACCGATCGAGGCTGCCCAACAGGCGAAGTGGGATCTGGGCCGGATAAAGTATGGTCCGGTGTTTGTCGGCAACCCGATTGAGCAGCTCGATGATGAACTGATCGACGCGCTGAACTATTGCGAAGAGGCCGCGCGGCGCGGGTATGCGATCGCGGAGATCGCCGATGACATCCGGATGATCTGCGAGCGCGTGCGCGCGCTTCCAGCACCCAGAACCCAACACCCAGCACCTGCGGCGCCGGAGGCGACGCTATGAGCCTGACTCTGACTGGCGGTCCTTTCGGATTCACGGAAGTGCCGGACGACGATCTGGACGCCGGCGAGGTATTGACGGCCGCGATCATGCAGGCCATCAATGGCGATGTGAATTTTGCGGCGGTGGTGATCGAGGATTTCTGGGGTTTTTATCGCAATGGTGAAACGGTGCAGTTGCCGACTTCGACGGCGGATGGGTATAACTATTCGCGCGAGGAGTTGCTGTACACCTGGGAAATCTACGACACGCATCCGGCGACGGGCGCTTGTAACGGGACGCAGACGCCGCCGGCGACAGGGCCGCAGTCAGCGGCAGGAACGATCCTGCAGATGGGTTTCAATGTGGCGCAGGCGACGGGCGCGGTGAGCTGCCAGGTGGCGTATTACGCGACAGGCGGATCGCAGTCGAACACGGGCGATGGCATCCTGCTGGTACACACGCTGGCGCGGCGGCTGAGCGGCCTGCAGACGCTCTACAGCTACATAGTCGGGACGCAGTTGGTGACGGATCTGGGCGCATTATGAGTACGAGCGTCGTCGCAGTCCTGGGGAACTATCAGGCGGTACCTGTTCCGCCGGCTATCTACCGGCCGGGTGTGATCGGCGGGTTCGCTATGTATCCCCTGGATTACTCGACGGTGCAACCTTCGAACATGTCCGGCAGCGCGTTCGAGGTGATCAACGGCACGGGCGTGGGATTGACGGGCGGGTGCGCGGTCGTGGGGCCGAGCGGCAATCAGTGGCTCTACCAGTACATGCCGTGGCCGATCGGCAGCGCGGACGATGAATCGAGCGGGATGGCGCCGGGCTGGCCGGTGCCTCCGGCGCCGCCGAACAATGCGCAGAGCTGGCTTTGGCTGACGGTGACGGTGACGGACGGCACGCCGGCCTTTTCGTTTTACTGGAATTCTTCCGCGACGGTACCGAACAATGCCGGCGACGCGCTGATCGGGTGGGTGGTGACGCGGGTGGATCCGGCGCGCAGTATTCAGGTGCTGGCGGCGTGGTCACAGAACATCGCCTGGGCGCAGCGCGCGCCGGGCGTGGGCGCGGTGACAATTCTGCCGACTGTGCCGCCGCCGCTGGGCGCGGGTCCGGGCACGTCGGGCATGGGGCCGCTCACGCTGGTGTTCAACGGGCCGCAGGGCGTGCTGAATCAACCTTACTCGGGATCGCTGGCGGCCTCGGGCGGCGACGATTCGGCGGGCTACACGTACTCGATTACAGTGTCGTCGCTGCCGCCAGGGCTGACGCTGAACGCGTCAACGGGCGCAATTACGGGCGCGCCCACGTCGATCGGCACATTCACTTTCACGGCGGAAGTGGCGGACTCGGCGACGCCGCCGAACACGGAGACGGTAAGCTGCACGATCTACGTAGCGACGACGGGCGCGCTCACTCTGACCTTCGGTCCGGCGACGGCCATCTACGAAACGACGTACGCCGGCCAGGTGGCTGCGACGGGCGGCGCGAAGCCTTACACCTGGGCGCTGGCGACAGGGTCGACGCTGCCGCTGGGGCTGACGCTGAACGCGTCGAGCGGCTGGATTACGGGCAATCCGAGCGTGGTGGGAACCTTCACTTTTTCGATCAAGGTGACGGATTCGCAGACGCCATCGGCGGACGTGGCGACGATCGCGTGCACGTTAGTGGTGAGCGCAGTGGGCGCGGCCGCGCCGGTGACCGAGGCGACGATCGGCACGCCGTACGCGTACTACAGCCTGGACGTGAACGGCAATCCGGTGTGGCAGGCGATCACACCGGGGACGCCGCCGAGCAGCGATCCGCGATGGGGTCAGTCGCAAGCGATGTGGCTGGCGACGATGGTGCTGGCGTCGGCAATCCCATCGACGACGAGCGGCTACGCCGGCGGGACGATCGATGTCTACCTGACGCCGTGGGGCGCGCCTTCGCAGGTGACGGTGGCGAGCGACGGCGTGACGATGACGATCACGGCCGGGCCGAACTTCAACATTGCGCTGACGACGAATTACTGCATTCTGAGCACCGGGTCGGGCGGCTTCCTGAACCAGATTAAGAGCTACACGTCGGCCACGGTGGCCGTGCTGGAGAACGCGGTAGCGGCGGGAGTGTACAGCTTTATTCCGGCCGAGTGCCGCACGCTGATGGACGCGGACACGGTGGTGATCGACGCGTTTAATGGCAACGCGGAGACCTTCCAGGTGGTATCGGAGATCGCCGGCAATCCGCTGTCGTACGGCTATAACGGAGGCGCGGGGAGCTGGACGGCGCATCTGCAATTGCAGCGGACTGCAGGCGCGCATCCGGCACACAGCGGCGTGACACAGCCGGCCACTTACAGCACGCCATACGCGATCGGGGCGAGCAACCCGTTTGTGATGGCGATCGGCGGCGGGGTGGACGCCGACGAATGGGCAGGGTCGCTGGAACCAGGCAAGACGCAGGCAGTGAGTCCGGAGTATTCGGTCGGGGATCCCTCGGCGTACATGGTGCTGCTGGTCGGTGAGACGGTCACCGGGCAGCAGAATCAATGGCCCACGTCGACGACGCCACATTCGGCGGTTCCGGTGGCAGTGGAGCAACAGCAGCCGCAGACACTGTCGGCGAAGGCGCTGGTGCCCACGGAGATTTCGGCGATTGTCCAGGACGTGGCTGGCAACCTGGGCGAGCTGCTCTATGATCCGAGCTTCGAGCAGCAGGGCGCCGGAACATCATCCGCGTGGGTCGGATCCACTGCCGGCGCGGGGTCTTTGTCGGAAGTGGTAAATGCGAGCGTGCTGGGACTGCCATTTCCGGGACCGCACAGTGGCGAGTATTGCTGGGAGCTATGGCCGTACGGCTCCGGACCAGGCATTTACGCAGGGCTGCTCGAAACGCTGCCATGCACGGGCGGTCAAACCTACAATTTCTCGGTGTATGTGGCGAGCGCGATAGCTACCGGCATGTGCGTGCTTTATGTGAACTGGTGGACGGGACCGAATGCCACGGGATCGCTGATCGGCCCCGGCAGTGTGTGGGGAGTGGTTAGCGGAATCAACACAACCACACCGTCGTGGCCCGCTGGCCCCGCGGCCGGGTCACTAGTGGCGCCACTTAACGCAGTGAGCTGCCAGGTGGGCGCCTACAGCAACACGCCGGGGATCTATTGGCTGGACGACTGGTCGATGGTTGCGGCGCCGGCCACCACCGGACCGCTGTCAATCAATTCGGCTGGCGATATCCAGCTCAATGCGTTGGGAGTCACCAACGCTTACTTGGCGGCACAGGCGGTGCAGGCTAATAATATGGCGGCGGCATCGATCACCGCGGCGAATGCGGCCTTGGCTGAGGAGGCTGTAGAAGCGAAGAACGTGGCGAGCGTGTATGCCGACGATGTGGAGGCGGACAGCTCGGTGCTGGGATCACTGATCGCGGGGTCGGTGACGATTACGCTGGACCTGACCACGGGCGGCTCAATTGTCAGCGCCCACGGCGCGTCGTATGTGGGGATCAATGCGCTGGGGCATGCGCTGGTGGCTTCCAATACGTCGACGGGCGTCACGACGGTGCTGGACGACGGCTATGTCTACTCGTATGCCACTTACTACAGCGGGGCGACTACGACCAATGTGTCGGGATATTTCGGTGAAACGGTGATCGGCGCCGGGTCGCTGAGCGCGTTTGCGATGGAGTTGGCGGCTACGGCCGTGGAAGGCTCGACGGTGTACGAGTCGACGCTGGAGGCGGATGTGAACGGCGGGGCGGCTAACTTGTCACTGAGCTGGTCGGGAGGGGGATCGGCGTACGAGATTCTGCTGCAGGCGGGCTTGTTTGGGGCATACCTGCAGTTGCCGGCTTCGGCGGCGCCGCCGGGCGGGCCGGGAATTATTTATTTCGACGGAACGCACTACTGGGGATGGACTGGGTCGGCATACTCACAGTTGGACTGAGGGGAGAAATCAGGTGCCTAATACGAGATCGAGAGTTGAGGTGGAAGCGGTCATCAAGAAGATGGCCGGCATCGTGGGCTTTGTTACGGGTCCACTGACGTTCGGGGCAAATCTGGCGCCGCCGGGCGCGCCGGGCATTATTTATTTCGACGGAACGCACTACTGGGGATGGACTGGGTCGGCATACTCACAGTTGGACTGGGAGAAATCAGGTGCCTAA